CACCGCAGGAGGTCTAACATCAGGATTTCAAGGAATTATCGATTCTTTATTTGGAGAGAATGGCATACTTACACTTTTAGTAAAGGATTTTACAACTTTTACAAATGAACTAGCACTAAGTGATGACCCTATGGGACTATTTAAAACAAAAGTTGGCGAACTAGGAACTAGCATAAAAAATTGGTTCATGGATATGCTGCTCGGAACAAAAGTAGAAATAGGAACTCAGGGCAGGCCGGGCGAGGTACGTATAGAAAGACAAGGTGGATTACTACAATCTATATCAGATGGATTTTCCAGTTTGTTTAATGAAGGGTCGATATTAACAACTATAAAAGAATCTATATCCAGTGCGTTTGTTGCTGCAATAGAAGGTATCGGTAATTTCTGGAATGATCCTGCTAACCAAACGGTAATTAACAATTTCTTTACAGACATGACAGATATGTTTACTAGATTAATTAATGTAATACAAGATATGTTTGTTAATAGTTCGTTAGCAGCTTTCTTAGGAATAACTGACCGAGAAGATGTTACAGCAAGACAAGCAGATGCAGCTATAGCTGCAAGAAATTCCGGAGGCCCTGTTACAAAAATAGATGCCGAAAATGCACTTAATGCTATCTTAGGTAAAGATTGGTTTAACGTTTCTACAATAGGATTAGTAGGCGGTAGTCAGGATAAAGTCGATCCTGCCATAATAACAGAACTATTAAAACAAGTTAATACAGATGAATATTGGTTTGAAGGAAGTGCAATTAAAGATGCATTACAACAGTTAGGCGACAAATATACTGCCGGAAATGCATCAGAAGAAGAACAACGGTTATTTGAGCAAGCTGCTTCGGCATTTGTTAAAGCAGAAGCACAAATGGATCAACAACCTGTTGGTGCTATACCACCTGAACAAAAATCAATTGGAACTCTAGGAACAACTGGACTCAAGTTTGAACCCAAGGACACTGTTGCTCAAATTCACAGAGGAGAACGTGTGTTAAGTCCTGAAGAAACTGCAAAATACAATAGCACAGGCAATCAGACTATGTCAAACGAAAAGCTAGATCAGTTAAATAATACTATGATGAGAGTGGCAGGATTGCTTGATTCTGCACTAGGAGTTCAAACAAGAACAATGAAAAATGTTAAATCGCTAGGATTTGATTATTATAGAGGATCACCAGCATGAGTTGGAAAAAATACTTTACCCCTGTACCAACTAGCATGAATGCCAGTGGAAGCTATAGCCCATTTAGTTTTAAAAGCGGTTCGGGCATGGGTCCTGCTGCTGCCAATTACTCAAGTCATTTGCCTGATGTTTACGTAGGATCTCCTAACCGTATTGAACGTTATGGTCAGTACAATACCATGGACAACGACAGCGAAGTGAATGCTGCACTGGACATCTTGGCTGAATTTTGTAGTCAAACCAACAAAGAAAACGGTACACCATTTAAAATTAATTTTAACAACAGTGCAACAAACACAGAAGTTAAGATACTAGGACAATATTTAAAGCAGTGGTCAAAACTACAACAGTTTGAAACTAGAATATTTAAAATCATAAGAAACGCTTTCAAGTATGGCGATCAATTTTTCATTAGAGATCCGGAAACTAAAAAATGGTTCCACGTTGATCCAGCCAAGGTTACAAAAATAATTGTTAACGAAAGTGATGGCAAGCGTCCAGAACAATACATTGTCAAAGATATTAATATTTCATTTGAAGCGTTGAGTGCTACAAAGATCAATACAACAAACGCATACGGACCAGGCGGCAATCAACCTGGATACCAAACGCTTGAACAAAAGTATATGACTGGTCAAACTCCTGGACCTAACACCAGCAGATTCATGAATGAAACAAACGAAACTGCTATTAACGCAGAACATATGGTACATTTAAGTTTAAGCGAAGGATTGGACAACAACTATCCGTTTGGCAACAGTTTGCTTGAAACTATCTTCAAAGTGTACAAGCAAAAAGAATTACTCGAAGACGCTATCATCATCTATCGTGTGCAACGTGCACCGGAACGCAGAGTGTTTTATGTTGACGTTGGTAACATGCCCAGTCACCTTGCTATGCAGTTTGTTGAACGGGTAAAAACTGAAATTCATCAGAGACGTATACCTAGTAAGACAGGCGGCGGTCAAAATGTTATAGACAGCTCGTACAACCCACTTAGCATAAATGAAGACTACTTCTTCCCGCAAACAGCAGAAGGTAGAGGATCAAAGGTTGAAACACTACCAGGTGGTACAAACCTAGGTGAGATTGACGACTTACGTTATTTTACAAACAAGTTGATACGTGGATTGAGAATTCCAAGTTCTTATCTTCCGACTGGTGCAGATGATGCAAGTTCAACTTACAATGATGGTAGAGTTGGCACAGCGTACATTCAAGAATTGCGTTTTAACAATTACTGCGAAAGACTACAAAGTTTAATAGCTGAAATATTCAACAACGAGTTTAAGTTGTATCTAGTTGAAAAGGGTGTAAACATAGACGTATCTATGTTTGACTTAAAACTTCAACCACCGCAAAACTTTGCAAGCTATCGTCAAGCAGAACTTGACAGCAACAGAATCAATACATTTACAGCAATGCAACAGGTACCGTTTATTTCAAATAGATTTGCCCTAGCAAGATTCTTAGGACTGAGCAAAGAAGAAATTGCAGAAAATGAGCGCCTATGGCAAGAAGAGAACGATGAAGAATTTGGCACACCGTCTCAAGACCCAACTGTACAAATGCGTGATGCAGGTATAACTGGTGCTGACATAAGCAACGATCTAGCTTCAGCAGAAGGCGAAGATACAGAAACAGCACCTCAAGAACCAACTGGCGAGGAAAGTCCATTAAGCGGCGCAGGCGCCGCTGCTCAACCTGCACCGGAGATATAAATACATTATGATATTACGTGAGCTTTATTACTTTGACAGAAAAACTTTAGAGCCAACTGAGGATAATCGTTACGAACCTCAGGACGATGAATCTATAGTTAAAATCGGCGACACTAGAAAAACTAGATTAACATTACGTGATATCAATAAAGCAAGACGTGCAGATGACATGCACAGACAAGAAGCTGACAAAGATTTATCTCACATTAGAGCCATGTATGGACTTGCAGCACAAGCACCAGCAGATCAAGTGTAAGGATTAACACTTGCCTAAAAGTCATATCCCTGGCGAAACAAAAGAACAACGTAAAATTAGAAAACGACAAGAAAAAAACAAAACGTTATCTAACACGCCAATAGAAAAAGAATACTATCCACAACTAGAAATAAACAGAGATGAGTCTGTTGCATTTGTGTTAGGAAATGGCACAAGCAGAAAGCCTATTGACGTAAAGGAATTGCGTCCTTATGGAAAAATCTACGGATGCAATGGACTGTATAGAGAATTTTCTCCTGATCATTTGATTGCAGTTGATACAAAAATGATAAAAGAAATTTCTGGAAAAAGCTATCAAATGAATCATCAAGTTTGGACCAATCCAAACAGATACACAAGAGAAGTTCCAAGATTAAATTTGTTCAATCCTAACTTAGGATGGAGCAGCGGACCTAGCGCATTGATGCTAGCAAGCACACATGTATACAAAACAATCTATATCTTAGGCTTTGACTATGAAGGTATCGGATTGAGAAAAGAGTTGGTAAACAATGTGTATGCAGGCACAGAAAATTACAAACGAGAAAACGAAAGAGCCACATACTTTGGAAACTGGGCTAGACAAACTGCAACATGTATCAAGAAACACAACACTATAAAATATATAAGAGTAGTTGAAGATCAAAACAGTTTTGTACCAGAAACTCTATCAGGATTGATAAATTTAACACACATTACAGTAGATTTATTTAAGAAAAGATTTAATTTACTTTAAAATTTTAAAAATACGCTTAAATATAACCATTTAAGCATGGTTTTTAAAATAAAGTGTAAATATAACTGACAGCCTTGACAACTAAATAAGGAGATAACAATGACTGATCGCAGCAAGTTTGAAGAAATGCTCGAGCGTCTGATTAACGAAGATCGCGCCGGAGCAGAAGAACTATTCCATGAAATCGTGGTAGAAAAATCACGTGAAATTTATCAAAACATAATCGAGTCGGAAGACGAAGACGATGAAGAAGATGATCTAGAAGAAGCTACTGATGAAGAAGTAGACGAGTCAGAAGAAGACGAACTAGAAGAATCAGACGAAGAAGATCTAGAAGAAATGTTTGGCCTAGACGAGTTTGAAGTTGAAGCACCTGTAATGGGCGGCGATGCAACTGACGACATGATGGGCGACATGGGAATGGACATGGGCGGCGAAGACGACATGGACATGGGCGACGAAGGTGAAGGTGATGTAGAAGACCGCGTTGCAGACCTAGAAGACGCACTAGAAGATCTAAGAGCAGAATTCGAAAAGCTAATGGGTGACGACGAAGGCGACGACGAAGGCGACATGGGTGACATGGACGACGAAGGCGACGACGACGAAGAAACCAAAGAAGTATTTGCACCAGCTTTTGAAGCTAAAGACAAAGAAAAAGAAAAGTCAAAAGGCAAGCAAACAGCAGCTGAACAAATGCGTGAATACGTAGAAAAAGTAAGCGCAAAAATGGGCGACAATGGAGTTAACAACAAGTCAGCAGTAGCTGGTAAGAACGACATGGGCGGAACAACTGCTAATATTGCTAAGTCATTCTCAACAGAGAAGGGCGGAACACAAGGCGGCTTAGCTAACCCATCGACTAAAGAAGATAACGCTGGTAACGTAAACGTTCCTGGCGGTAAGGCTGGTAAATCAATGACATCAGCAAAATCCCCTGCAAAGGGAGACAACGGCGCCAATTCTAAATCAATAATGGGCAGCTAAGGTTAAGGAAAACGGATGAACTACCTACGTGAACATTTAAGTTTCGACCAAGCAAGGATAGTCGTTGAGTCTGCTGATGAAGGCAAAAACCTTTATATGAAAGGAATTTGCATTCAAGGCGGAGTACGCAACGCAAATCAGCGTGTTTATCCCGTTAGAGAGATTGGCAGGGCTGTCACCACGCTCAGCGAACAAATCCAAGGCGGATACTCAGTGCTCGGGGAAGTAGATCATCCAGAAGGCCTTAATATAAACTTGGACCGCGTCAGCCACATGATTACTGAAATGTGGATGGACGGACCTAATGGTTACGGAAAATTAAAAATCCTACCTACACCGATGGGACAACTAGTCAGAACAATGCTGGAAAGCGGCGTAAAGCTAGGTGTCTCATCGAGAGGTAGCGGTAACGTTAGCGAAAGCGGTTCTGGTGAAGTATCAGATTTCGAGATAATCACTGTAGACGTAGTAGCACAACCTAGTGCGCCAGGTGCTTATCCTACACCAATTTATGAACACCTAATGAACACACGAGGTGGATACAAGGCAATTTTAACTAGTAAAGAAGTACAAGGCGATAAACAGGCACAAAAATACATTGCAGAGAGCTTATTAAACATAATAAGCAGGCTCCAATAAAAGGAGAAAATTATGGAAGCACTAAAAGCCCTTTTAGAGAGTGAAGCAATTACTGAAGCAATGAAAACCGAGATACAAGAAGCATGGACAGCAAAAATTGCTGAAAATCGCAGACAAGTAACTGTCGAACTTCGTGAGGAATTTGCACAAAAGTACGAGCATGACAAAAGTGTTATGATCGAAGCTATTGATTCTATGATTAGCGAAAAGCTAGTAGAAGAAGTAACCGAATTCCAAGAAGATCGTAAGCAACTAGCAGAAGCAAAAGCAAAATATGCAATAGCTATGAAAGAAAATGCAAATCTACTAAAAAGATTTGTAAGTGAAACTTTAGTTAAAGAAGTTTCCGAACTTCATGAAGACCAAAAGTCTATGGCATCAAAGTTTTCTGCTCTTGAAGAATTTGTAATCGAACAACTTGCAAAAGAAATTGCCGAGTTCCAGGAAGATAAACAAGATCTAGCTGAAACAAAAGTACGTCTAGTACGTGAAGCAAAAGATCACATTGCTAAGGTCAGAGCTGACTTTATCAGTAGAAGTGCAAAGTTAGTATCAGAAACAGTTAACAAAACTCTTAAAAAAGAAATTAGTCAACTCAAAGAAGATATCGATACTGCACGTCAACACGACTTCGGTCGTAAACTATTCGAAGCATTTGCTTCAGAATATTTAAATTCGCATCTAAATGAAAAGTCTGAAACAAAGAAACTGTTAAAAGTACTTGAGTTAAAGGACAAGCAAATAGCAGAAGCAAAAGTGATTGCAAGAAAAGCAACACAAATTGCTGAATCAAAAGATGTAGAAGTAAAGCGTTTAGTTGAATCAGCTGAACGTCAAAAAGTACTAAACGAGTTGACTGCACCGTTAGGTAAAGATCAACAAAGTATTATGATGGACTTACTGGAATCAGTACAAACTCCTAAGTTACGTTCGGCGTTTGACAAGTACCTACCTTCCGTAGTTGAAGGTAAATCTCCAGCAAAGCAGAAGGCAGTTTTAAAAGAAGGCACAGAAATAACAGGCAACCGTACACAAAATAATAATAGTAACGCAGACGTAGATAGCAACGTAGTTGATATTAAGCGTCTTGCCGGAATTAAATAAGGAGATTAAAATGTCAGAACTATTAGAAAGTCGCTGGCAGGAGACAAAAGGTGCGCTTCTCGAAGGCCTAAACGGTAACAAGAAATCCGTTATGGCAACAACGCTAGAAAATACTCGTAGATATCTAGCTGAATCTGCAACTTCCGGTGCTTCTGCTGCTGGTAATATCGCAACCCTAAACCGTGTAATTCTTCCAGTAATTAGACGTGTTATGCCAACAGTTATCGCAAACGAACTTGTTGGTGTTCAACCAATGACTGGTCCAGTTGGCCAAATTCACACTCTACGTGTGCGTTATGCTGACGGCAACAACGGTGCAACTGCTGGTTCAGAAGCACTAAGCCCATTCAATATTGCTGCTTCGTACTCAGGTACACCAAGCTCATCGGCTGCACCAAGTGCAACTGGTGCTCTAGAAGGTGTAGCTGGTAACAGACTAAGCATCCAAATCTTGAAGCAAACTGTCGAAGCTAAGTCACGCAAGCTATCAGCTCGCTGGACTTTCGAAGCTGCTCAAGATGCTCAGTCACAGCACGGTATTGATGTTGAAGCAGAAATCATGGCTGCTTTAGCACAAGAAATCACTGCTGAAATCGACCAAGAGATTCTTAGTAGCCTAAGTTCTCTAGCAGGCACTGCACAAACTTACGACCAAGCTGCCGTAAGTGGTACTGCTACATTCGTTGGTGACGAACATGCTGCACTTGCAGTTCAAATCAACCGTACAAGCAACCTAATTGCACAGCGTACACGTCGTGGCGCTGGTAACTGGTGCGTTGTTTCGCCAACTGTTCTAACTGTACTACAGTCAGCAACTACTTCAGCATTTGCTCGTACAACTGAAGGTACTTTTGAAGCACCAACTAACACTAAGCTAGTAGGTACTCTAAACAGTGCAATGAAAGTTTATGTTAACACATATGCTTCGGGTGATGACGTTCTTGTTGGTTATAAGGGCACTTCAGAGTCAGACGCAGCAGCGTTCTACTGCCCATACATTCCGCTAATGAGCAGCGGTGTTGTTCTAGACCCAACAACATTCGAACCAGTTGTTAGCTTCATGACACGTTATGGTTATGTAGAACTAACTAACACTGCTTCGTCGCTTGGTAACGCAGCAGACTACCTAGGTAAAGTAGCAGTAACAACTGCAAACCTAAGCTTCAGCTAATAGCTAAGTGTAGTTACAAAAAGAAAAATAGCGCCTCTGGGCGCTATTTTTTTTGACTGATATTTAAAAAAGAGATTGACCTTGCATCATTTCTAAGTTACATTGCTATTAACAAAAACAGAAAGGCAATATAATGAAAATTTCACTACGCAAAGCAAACGCACTACAGTCTGCAATCACTGAAGCAATGGCAGGGTTGGACCTTGCAACAGAAATTGCAATCAACGAATTTGAAAAACCTACTGCAAAGATTGCAGAAGCTAAAGAACGTTTTGTTTCGCAGTGTTTGACTCGCGACGCACT